CTTGCTTCAGGAGTCTGTCTCTGACAATTTTCCCGAGGGAAAGTTGATAGAAAAGATTAATACTTGGTTCCACGGCGATGCCGCGGTCTTTCGTACAATCTTTAGGAACCGTTGTGAAACGGTTCCCTCGGACAACTTCTGGACCCATCGATTCGACTGCGTTATAGGCTCGGGTTCGTAAAGATACGGACTTGCCCCATAACGTGGCGCTCCATGGAAAGAGCCACCACAAAGCAGAAGAGGTGAGAGTGGGACGTGATGACATCTTATCGGGAATCGTGGTAAACGAACCCCTATCGCCGTATGTTGCACCGGGCCCAAACTGTCCTTTTAGGTCAGTAGGGGCTTTACCCAAAATATCAGAAACTACTTTACGCGCCTCCGCAATAAGCGAAGAGCACGCACCGTCAAGAGTATTGATGAGGTCGGCATGCCGATCCATATCATTATCCCAATAGTGAGTCTCTAACCTTCGGTTGGTACGCCTGCATAGCTGTTCTGCGTAGACGAAATTACTCTCTGCGACCGTTTTACGTTCGAAGGTAGTATCTAAGTCTTTGCATTTCCGTAAGAAGTCTACGGCAGCGACGTCTCTGAAGTAAACCTCAGAGTCATCATAAGCAGAAGGGTCGACTCGTATAGAAACGAGATCGTCCCACCTGTTGTTCTTCACATGCTCTTTGCAGAGCATGGCAACAGGTCCGGCTAGTGCGTCGAGAAATTTGACGTACAGTCTCTCCAAATCACTTGGAAGGGACATAGGCATTGATGTGCTCCTGGTGTGAAGTTAGGTTCTAAAGCAACTTATTAGGTTGCAGCATAACCTTCGATCACCTCGAGCTTACCGAGAGACGAGTCAAAGAGGTTCAATCCTTGATGCGTGAACTCGGCAACCAAAGTGTCCAGCATGTCCAGAGGAGTGATCGTCTCAAGACGCATCCTCGCTCTGTTCACGACTGTTACTTTTCCATCAGCGCCCGTAGCAGTTTCGGGAAACACGTACTCCTTCACAACGCGACGAACAGTGTTCGAAGCGTTGGCAGAAGCACGAGTTGACAGCGTGGCTTTATGGCCAGCAGCTGCCCCGATAGGACTACGCCAAATTGCGGGTGAATTACTTCCGCTCGACGGAACCACCTTAGCGTAGGTGATGTCCGTTGTACCATCGGCCTTCTTGACCGTGATATCAGCTTGGTTAGGCATAAAGCCAACCTTTCTGTCCAATTAAGGACTGAGAACGGTATTGCTACCGTTTCCAACCGAGACTGGCTTGAAAACCAAGACCCTGTTGAATAAACAAAGAAGCAGCCGCTAGACCGCGCTTTGAGGAAAGGACCCAAGGGTCCCTGACTTGAAGAGAGGGTCCAGGAAAGGACCCGATGATGCGTTGACAATAGACTCCCTTTAAAGAGTGGTTCTCGTTAACAAAAAACTTCTGAAAAGAGTAATAGTTAGGAGGACCACTAGTTAAAGGAGAGTTATAATTGTAAACAGACGCTATATTATGCGTCTTCATCCAGCGTGAGAATATGGTACGATGCGGATTGACCAAAGTAATCCCCGCAAAATCTGTAAATGTATTGAGAAAATCTCCTACATTCACAAACCAATCAACAACAAAGCTGAAAGGAACTAATTCCCAAGCAATAGACAGTGGGTTGACTACGCCACACTGTGATGCAAGTGCCAAATTGGGATTCGACACTTCCAAATCCGCCTTCAAAGTTATGGCTTGATACGTGGTATACTTGTCTCCACCATATGTTCTATCGTTTCCATTATCGGAAGCGAGAGAGTTATATGTATGAAACCAGGCACCACGCTTGGTCCGCACATGAACTCGGGCAATCGGTTTCGACAGTACTTCTACTGCGTCATGAATGTCCTTAATGAGAGGCGACCATCCAAAGTGTAACTCTAGATAGTTATTTGCGAAGCTTTTGGCTCCGAACTGGACGTAATTCTTTTCCAATTTCTTTCTTTGAGCAGAGCTCAGATTAAGACCAATGGAAAGAGCTGCGTCCCCAAACCGTCCACGCCGGAGATTCTTAGTAAAGGCACTAAGCTGAGTAAATCGTTTAACGATCATACTCATAGCTTGGTGACCTTCAGCTAAGGCGACTCCGGCCTGAACATTGGCCCCTAAATCCTCTTTAAAAGCGTTATAGACTTTGAGATATAATGAGTCAACCGGGTCCACCATCGCTGGTGTAGCCGAGATAGTCTCATAATAGTCGCCATCGTATCCTAAGTGAGAACGGCTCCTATAATAGGAAACCACTCTACGTTGGACAAACGTGAAGTTAAGAGGTAAGTCATAGGGGGGCTTCTGTCTGTAAGATGTTCTGGATTGATCCAAGATACGCGGAATAAAACCCGACGTAGTAGGAGGTCCGTTCAAATACAGAGTGGTGGTGAAAGGTCCTGATACAGGGGCAACCATAGAAAGGATCCTATGGTTGCATGTACGGAATGATTCCTAATGAAAAATTCAAGGGTTTTGAATCCTTAAAGTTAGCATTTGGAACCTTATCCCAGACAACAACAGTATTATCCCAGAACACGAGATTCGTGTCCGGTCTCTTATTGTAGTTGCACTGCATAACCCTACCAGTCCGCCCGAAGGTGGCGGGCATCAAGGAACAGAAGGGAAGAAATTCCCATCTTTCCAAGATAGTTCCGATACTTTTACCCGCTAGCGCGGGATCAGAACTACAGAGGCAGCAGACACTATTTCCTTTCGAAGTCATGGTATGACCTCGATAGTGAGTGCAGCCGACCAGGAATAGTAATACCACCATTCTCTACGTACCACAGTGTATTCATTACCGTCCGAAAGGACAGTGAGGAATAAGAGCTGTGGCTTGCTAAGGAATGGTATCCACTCAGAACGAGCGTTATAGTATGGTTGACCCATGTTCCATAGGACGTTGAAAAGTTCCGGGTTAGAGTAGACTGAGCGAAGCTCAGCCAACCCTGAGACCGTAACTTCAAACTTCCTGTTGAAAGTGAGTAACATAAATATACCTTTCGTTCTGTTACGCCTGGCGAGTACCCCGAGA